CTGATACATCGTCGTGCTGTCGTATGACCGCGGCAGGACAAGATCCAGCAGCCAGTCCGGCGCGTCAACTGGTTCCATATCGACCAACCAGCGGTAAGGCTGGCCAACAGCAGGCACACTGCCGGCCGCAATGACATAGCCGCCGTCGCCACGAACATCGATGCCAGCGCCCAATGCGCCACGATTGCGCACGCCAGCTTTATGTTTGAAGAAGTAATGTCGGCCGCCGCTCGTGGTTTCAGCAATAAGCGTCGGTGGCAAGGCACCTTGCTCGGCTTCCAAGGCAGCGAGCGTATCCGGCCCGCCGTGCTTCGGATCAATATCCAGCACCCACGCGCTGATAGGCGCACCGGTCGGCACGCCAATCATTGCACCGGGATTGCGACGCCAAAGCTCACGAACGATGCACTCATTCAGCGTCGCGCCGCGGAACCCATTTGAGGTCAGCGGAGTTTTGGTGGCGAGAATTTCAATGATGCCGTCCTCGTCGATGAACTCCTCGTCAGCGGCACGGCATGGAAAGACAGGCCAGCTGCGCGCCGTGTAGGACAGGGCGACGTCAAGCATGGGGTCTTCACCCGAAAACACCTGAATGTTATTTTCCATCAATCTTCCTTATTGGAGCCTGGAGATGTCCAAAGGACGGTATGAAATGAAGAGAACAAGCAACGGCAAATGGTCGGTCATCGATACCGAAACCGACCACGTGGCCAAGCTGCAAGATTCCTATTTGAGAGACCTCGATATCGATGAGGCCGAGGCGGCGGCGGCTCTAATGAACCGAATTCATGCCGCAGGTCTAAACGTCACGCCGCAGTGATTGTCGTTGGCGGCCGTTATCTCTATCTCTAGGTAGGCTTCGATGAACGCTTGCGCTGCGGGCGCAACGATTGCATTGCCGTAACCGCGCAATCGTCCCACTCTTTGGGCAATCCCATGAGCCAGCGGGAATGTGCCGGGTTCAACTGGCCGCCACTTTCCATCCCGGCAGAAGAGCCAGTCAGCATCTCGCCAGTGGCCGTTAGTCGGGCTGGGCCCGTGATGGCCGCGAAGTCCTGCAATCTCTGCTGGTTCTTCGTGCCGTCCTCCCTTTTCATAATCACCGGGCGCGCTTCCCGGTCGTTGCTGCAATTCGGGGTGGGCCAGCCCGCCAGCGCTCCAGCATGGTTCAAAGTGATGTTCGGAGTTGTGAAATCCGGTGATGGTTGGCGCAAAGCATCCGTCGTCGTTGTCGTAGGCCAGCCCGCGAGTTGTGCTTGTTCGCAATGGTACAGTGGTACAGTCGTCTGGCCATGTTCCTCGAACCGCTTCTTCGCCAGCTTCTCGATCACTGCCGGTGACCGCTCCCGCTCGACCACCGTCGGCGATGACCAACCCGCCAGCATCACAAAGTCGTTCAGATCGTTCGATCTCCACGGGTTCATAGCTCTCGCGGCCTGCCCCCCGCCCGATCCGTCCGATGCCTGTGCTGTCGGCCACCCCGTCAAGTCCGCTTCCCGCACCAGACACGCGCAACCGTGTTTCGTGCCGTGTATTTCTTTCTGGTTCTTCGACCTGCCCGTCGTGTCGTGGGCTTGTGGCGTCGTCCAACCTTTTTCCAACCCAATACAGCCGCTGTCTGATATGCGGCGCGCCGAAGCCCGCAGCGCAGGTATCGACCGCCCCGCTGGCGTAGCCCGATCCTTCCAGGTCAGCTTGTACAAGGTCGAGCCAGCCAAGTCCGTCCTTGCTCGCAACCTGCTCGCCAAAGACGACTGGAGGGCGGCAGTTTTCAATAAGCCAGTGGAAGTGCGGCCATAGGTGCCGCTCGTCAGTAAACCCTGCTCCTTTGCCTGCCGTGCTGAAAGGCTGGCATGGGCAGGATCCCGTCCATACTGGGCGATCATCTGGCCATCCTGCTCGGCGGAGCGCGTATGACCAGACGCCGATCCCGGCGAAGAAATGGCATTGCGTGTATCCGTTAAGGTCGGAAGGTCGAATATCGACAATTGAACGTTCATCAACATCTCCCGGTGCGATGTGGCCAGCCTTGATTAGCTCGCGCAACCAAGCCGCCGCTTTCGGGTCAAACTCGTTGTAGTAAGCTGTCATGGCGGCCTCAGAATGGAGCTTCGCTTAAAGCTTCCCGCATCCCTCGCCCGCAGCCTTCCCACGCGGCTTTGACGAGCATCCGTGCCTCTAGCTCATCCATGTCCTTAAGGTCGGTTTTCTGGATGGACTGCAAGTACTCCCCGACCGCCTCGACGCCGGTATCCAGGGCGCGCAGTTCGTAAGGATCGAGGCGACGGCGGTGCCGGATATGCTCGGCGATGTCGGCGCATTCCTTGCACATCCAGCGGATCGGTTCGCGGTCTGCTTGCACGCCGAGGCCTACGGCGTGGCGGGCGCAGACGTGGCATTGTTCGGGATGGCTCATGCGGCGCCTCCGAAAAGGCTGGCCTGTACGGGCGGCCGGTTATCGTTCGCCGGTTGCGCTTTCGCGGCAACGGGGCGCGCTTCTGTAAAGTCAACGCAAACGATCTCGCACATTGGAGAGACGCCTTTCCATTGATCGATGAAATAGGCGGTATCGACACCGCAGCCTGTATCGAAATGCAGGCCAGTCTGCTCCTGAAACTTAACGGCCTTACCACTGGTTTGTCGCTCATAGCTCTGCCGTCCGGAATAGTTGAAGCCTGCAGACATTTGGGGAACGATAAACGTGCCGTAGTTTGCCAGATGGGACGCAATATCGATTACGTGGAACTCGAAGTCCTTGCCGCTGTATCTCGGGGAATTTCTGCTCCGCTTGATATTTCCGAATGGAGGGTTGCTAATCGCACTGTCGAAGTGCCCCAGTCCCATATCCAGAACGTCAAACACGTCAGCATGAATCCATTCTGCCTCTGGCAGCAACTTTTTCCCGACCTCAAGATAATCGGCATTACGCTCTACACAGGTGATTTGCGGCCTGCTGTCGTTGAATCGGCTGCGTTGCCAGATGGCGTAAGACAGCATTCCAATCCCAGCGCAGAGGTCGATGATACGACCGCCACCGGCATCTATTGCAAAATCAAACGCCATGTCGAATGGTGTGAAGAAAGCGCCCGCGGCGCCATTCACGTGGTTCGCGCCTTCGTTCCAGTTCCTGTAGACAAATTCCTTATCGTCTTCCGACAGCCGTTCTTGCTGTAGGATGGCGACTGCTTGAGAGTGCGCCTGCGCTTGCGCCCTTGTGAGCTTAGCCATTAAGCCACCCTCCCCAGCAAATCCTGATTGTCGTTTGCAGCTACATACTTGCCCGCTTCGTTGCCCCACGATGACCAGCCCGGCCACGCTTGGCGCGCGAAGAGCTCAAGGTACGGACCGTTCACAAGCCGCTCGATGCGATCGTACTGTTCATCAGGTTTGCGACTATGCTCGCGGCTCGGCGCTTTGATTAGCGAACGCACTCCTTTACTCAGGCGACGCGGCTTGCCTCGCTTGAACAGATGGCAGATTTCAACTTCCTGTCGGGTCCAATAGCCCATGCCCATTCGGCCCTTATCCCAGACGAAAGCCACGCTGACAGGACGGAATCCCCACGATGCAGCAACATCGAAGGCTTCACGCTGCAGATGCGAAACGGTCCACATGAAGAGCAAACAGTCGCGGGCGCATACCTGTTCGACAGGTAGCGCCTTGATATCGTCAAGCGACATCACGCTGTAAGGCTGGCGACCTCTAGCCGGCGCGACGTTCTTTTTGCTGTAGGTTCTAAATGCCCATGGCGGGTCCGCAAGGACGCAGCCGAAAGGCCCGCTCGGTAGCGGTTCATTCATCCTCATCTCCTCGTGTTTCGTGGTGGTAACCCGCCAGTTGGTGGCTGGCGGGGTGTTGGTTATAGTTGACTTGCGATTCTTCTTTGGCGTGGGGCCTCTATGGAAAAGTGGAAATCTTGGGCGATAGGCATCGGTGCCGGTTGGATACTGTTGGCCTTTGTTTCATGGCATGTGGAAAGCAAGTGCGGCTTTTTCTTCAGTCAAGCTTGTATCTCCGAGTCTCTTTCAGGTGCCCGCTGGATCATCCTCTTGAAGTGGATAAGCCCTTATCAAACACTAATTGCGGGACTAGCCGCCGTTGCCGGTGGAGGGTTTGCGCTATGGTCTCAAGCAATCCAGATAAGAGAAAACAGATCGATTGCCGCTAGAAAGAGAATAGATGATTTTAAGTCAGCGCTCGCCATTACGCGAGCGGAAATCATTCATATTTCTGACCACTTGTACAAAGAAACACTTTACATGGAGAACGCTAATCTTGATCACACAAGAAGCAACCTTCAGACGATTGCCTCGTTCGATCCTCGCCTTCTTCATATAACAATGAGCGTGCTAAATCGCTTGGAGAAGGCACTTCAAGAAAATGCAAAAGGCGACGCATCTAGTTTCAGCTCTGTAAAATTCGCATGGTTTTCCAGCGTCGGATTGTGCTTCGCCGAATTGCTCAGCCAGGTTCAATCTCGCCTTGAAAAAGGTGCCCCATTACAAGTTGAACATGGCTCCTTTGACGGTACAAAAGTATACGAGTTCCTTTTGAACCGTCTTCAAGGTCCAGATAAATTGTTCGAACTAGGCCCCTATTTCGTCTGGCCTGACGGGGACGATCACCGCGCCACTCGCTCATCCCAGACTTTGAACCCCGGCACCTGACGCATACCGGCGCGCACTGTTTCTTCGGCCATGGACTGCACCAGTTCCTTGAAGCGCTCCGGCGCCCGGCCATATGCCCAATCCAGCGCCTTGCCTTCATCTTCCAGCGTGCAGCGCCAGATCGTGCGCAGACCCGTGCCCGTGGTTGCTGAACGGTCTTCGCGCTTAGCCCATCGGTCGGCTTTCTTTGCCTCGGCAAGCAGTTCTTCGGCCTTCTCACGCTCTTCCAGATTACCTGCGCTGGCACGCATAGCTTCCTGTGCTTCACGCGCAATGCGGTCAGCCTCTTCACGTGCCGCCTTGGCCGCAGCTTCCTTCTCAGCAACGAGCTTGTTGCGCCACGGCGTCAGCAAGGTCTGCAACGTCTCCTTGCCAAGAACGACCTTGCCTTTGACCGACTTAGTATTGCCGATCAGCTTGTTGTAGCGGTCCTGAATTTCAGCCTTGGCATCGTCGTGAGGCTTGGCTTCGTCCTTGCGAGCCTCGTCGGCGCGCTTTCCCGCCTCATGGAGCTTATCGTGCAGTTCGGTGATCGCATCTGCCAGCTGCTGGCTGTCGATCGCTTCGCCGTCCGCGAAATTCTTTGCCTCATCGAACAGGTCTTCGATTTCCTGCTTGACGGTCTCGTACGCAGAAAGCGGCGGTCTATTGTGACCAATAGGCGCCGGGTTATACGGGTCGTAATTGTCCGTCATTGTTGCTCCTCGTGTTTTGGTGGTTGGTTTTGCTGCCATAAGCAACGGTAGGTAAGTTAACACGCCTCACGGCGGTTATTGTTAATAGCCAGTCCCGAATCTTTGGCGGGAGGGCTTACGTTACGTAAATTTAATTTTTTGATATGTGTTTCACTGTGGTACATTGGAATAGCGTTTTGGGTATCCGGGGGGGCTACTCGGCGCCGTCGCTCCGGGCATTTATGCCACGGAGCGGCTCTTTCTCACTCATGCTTTCGAGCTGTCACGAACTGTCATTTGTTCGATCGGGCTGTAGTTCCTATCTAGTCGGTGCAATCCTCCTT